ATTGGTGCTAATGTTGTTTATTATAACATTCAAAATATTAATACTGAAGCAGAATTAGCAGTTTGGTTTGCAACAACAGAAGTTGACGGAGGAAACACGGAATTGGCACCTATTAATTTAAGTGATTCTTATAGTTTAAGTCAATGGACTAATAGTTATATTAATTCATCAGCAGGTGAATGTATATGGGGTGGAATACTTACAGTGAGTCAGTGTGGAAATTTAACAATTAATAATATGACATTCAATAATAGTGTAACAGTTTCTGATATTACTGGAAATATTTATTTTAATGATTGTATTTTCCATAATTCAAATTCAGGAATACCAATGGAAATCACACTCAATGTTAATTCATCAACACCTTGTGTTGTATATTTTGATAATTGTGTATTTGAAGGTGGTTATAAAATTAATTCAATGTATTCTTTACCTAATAATAACAATACATTATCATTTTTCAATTGTGATTTTGGTTCAAGTCCAATTCAACAAAATAATGGTAATGCCACATTTAATAGTTGTATAAATGTTCCACAGGCAACTATGGAAATTGCTGGTAATCAAACTATTAATACTGTTGTTTATGGTAGAAATCAAGCAACTACTAATTCTATTAGTACACAGGCATTACAAATTGGTGCTTATGGATCAACTGGATATGTAATGCCAAATGCTATTGGATCAGCAAATTCAGCATTAATAGTAAATGGATCTAATCAAGTTACTTGGGGAGTCTATAATCCAATAATTACTAATTATATTGATTTAAATTCAGCAGTTGCAAGTGCTACTAATAATGCGATAATCACATTAGCAGGTTCATTATATGGATCAGTTCCAAGTTATTCATTAACTCCACAAGGAATATCTCAATTTACAATGACATCAAATGGTAAATGTGTAATGTCTCAGAGTATGTCAATAGCAAATTGTCCAAGTTTTAATATTGAGAATATTAGTTTCAATGGATCAGGATTTTTAATGGATTGGGTACAAACTGGATTACCAGTTCTACCAGCAGGAAATAATATGATTAGTAATTGTATTTTTACTGGAACAAATTTTGAAATTGACTATTCCAATGTTGCAACTAGTTCATTGACTTTTTTCAATTGTCAATTTTCTGGTGTAACATTTAATATTGCAGGAACATCTGGAATTGATTATGGTATCCAGTTATATTTTAATGCTTGTAATTTTAATCCAAGTGGAAGTGATCCATGTGTCTTCGTTTATGGATCAGGATATTTACAACCAATTGCCACATTATCAAATTTAAATGTACCAACAAGTGCTAATTTTATTTACGATGGTCTCTCAGCACCAGTGACATTAAATCGCTCATTTGGTTATTTTAATGGTATTGATTATGATCCAGTTGCATATTTCAATGTTACATTATTCTTCCAGTTACAAGGATCACTTGTAAATTGGTCTTGTAGTTTTGAGAACAATACTTGGTCTGATTTTGTTTTACCAAGTTCATCCACAGATATTGCTCAAGGATTACAAATGTTACCTACTAATCCAATTCCTGCTATGTTCCATCAAAGTTCTGGAATAACTGGATCATCAAGATATGTATATATGGGTAGCAGTAATGGATGCTCAATTAATTCAAGTTTAGACTTTTTTGAAACATTCCAAACATTTAATTGGATTATGTCAGATACTGGATTTATTTCAATGTCAATGGTTAGTTCTTATAGTAGTAATAATTTATTTATTTCTGGAAAAGCATACTGTCCAAGTTTTACCAACTATACACAACAGGATGGTAATACATTATCAAGTTGCTTTATAACAACTTGTGGTGGTTCTTATTTAATTCCAACTTCTTAAGAAATTAAATTATTTCTGTATAATATATAACCAAAAAATATGTACTCAAAGGAACAACTTTTTGACGCTTTTTATCCCGTTCTAAAACAATACACTGACACAAAGGAACAAGCAGTAGAAATTATTGCTGATTTATTTAGCATTTTACAAAAAGCTCGTCGTGCAGTAAATGCTTCTCAGTACACAACTGATGCTAGAAAAACTCTAGATGCAAATGACGAACGAAATGTTATTTTACAAGAATTTTACAAAAACAAACAACATACAGGAAAATATTTTGGCTTTTTACCTTATGGTGTTGCTGATACAATGGTTGGTAATTTATATAATGAGCCTTTTGACGACCCAAGTAGAGTATTTTTTAACACACCTTTAACAGGCCTTGGGCTAAGAAAGAAATCCAAAGGTCGTCCTTATAAAATCCATAAAACAAAAATGACTAAAGCAGAATTAGTCGACATCCTTCATGAACATGGTCTAAAAGGAAATATGTCGATGAAGAAAGAAGAACTAGAAAGAATTTTCAAAGAAAATGTCAAAGGAGGTAATATTCTAACCAGTGGTATTTTCAAAGAATTTGGAGATTTTGGATCAAAGTTAATTGACGAATATCCTAAAAAAGGCCTAAAATATGCTCTAGAACATCCTGATGATGTTGCTAAACTTATCGCAAAATTATTTTAATTATATAGAATATAATAATGGTCAAAAAAGTAGAATATTCATTTAAACTACGAAAAGCACCTCATCCTCCAAATCCACAAAATCATTATTGGGTCATTAATGAGAATGGTCGTAAAATGTCCAAAGATCCTCTACCAAAAGCTAAAGCAGAAGCCCAATTAAGAGCTATTTATGCAAGTAAAGCAAGAGAAGGAGGAGCATATGGAAAGAAAAAGAAAGATAAAATAATTCAAATATATTATCCTAGATCTTTTTATGATGCTGATGGTAATCTGTGGATTCCAGTTCATGAAATAGAACAAAATAATGCCGATAAATATGATCCATATCAAGATGGTGAATGGGTTTTAGCCAGTCTAAAAGAAATAATTCATCAAGGAATACCTTTTTATAAATATGAACCACTTGCTTCACCAAGTACTCCAGTTCATGAAGGAGAAGGTCTATCAGATATTCTTTCTTCAATATTCTCTTGGTTATCTCCTGATACATCAAAACATGTCAAAGGATTAGCTAAAATACCGAAGGATATCTATAAGACATCACGTAAATTCTAATTTCTATTGTTCCAATTAAATTCCTTTGTCCAATTACACGAAAACACCATAGATTTCAGTTTAAAAACGTTTTTAAACCCTTTATTACATTGTTTTCACCTAAAGACCCAAAGGAAGATATAAGGATTTAACTTATTTAGTTTCTCCATTGGTATTGTATCTGCATTTGTGTTGAATGACCCATCTTCTTTGATAGTTCTTCACGTTCCTTTGTTGTCTTTCCTACATTAAAACCTAATTCAGGCCGACTTATATAGATGTGTCTAAACATGGTAAGTGAGAAGTTTGGATTATCTAAAAGAGTTTTCAGCGTATTATTTGCGTATATTGTCCAACTCTGTCGTGTCCGATATTTCTTATAAGTGTGAGTCAAAAAGAGATAATTTGAATATTCGTTGTCAAATGTCTTTCGATCTTTTAGACATTCTAATATGTCATTCATCACTTTTGTAGGAATAGGGATTTCTATTCTAGAGTATTTTTTACTTGTCTTGTAGTCATTTAGAATTAAGAGACCTGAAATGTCATTACCTAGTTCATCATCAAAAATAATATAATTACCATCTCCATCATCTGTGTCCTTTAGTTGACAATTAAAGTAGTCAGCCCTCACTGGTGGAAGATCGAGGTAGAGAGTCATTAATAATCGTTCTTGTCCAAATGGTAATTGCTCTTTGATTTTCTGTAGTTCATCGTAGTCCATAAATGCTAATCGTTGTTTTGTTGTTGGTCTGTGTTCTATGTATCTCTTTTTTATGCTCTCTGAAAACTTTGCTTTAATTTCATTCCACTTTTGGAATAGATCAAATTCTTTCTCTTTTAAATTATCGTTGTTATAAATGAAGTAAGCCATAATTGAAGAAATAAATGAAACTCTTGTGCTGTCTGTGATGTCCATCTCTTCAACTAAATTAGAAATTTCTTCAGGTGAATGAATAATTTCATCCATATCCATTCCAGTAATGTTCATTAACTTTGTTAGTTTTACAATGTACAAATGTTTACTTGTTGGTCTTAGAAAATGAGTGTTCAAAATACCTCTGAATTGATTTGAAGGATCTAATTTACTATTTTTAGAATTTTCCATTTTTATATAATATACAAATATTTTTTTTCCTAAATAAATAAATTATTTTTTCATAAATATGACAAAGTAATTATTTAAAATATTCTTAATAAAATTGATTTTGATTTTTTTATTTGACCTTTTTAATAATTGAGGCGTTTAGCAATGATACTTTTAGTAATTGCACGACCGCCTACCTTTTTCACTGGCTCATCATCATACTCAGAGTACTCTGACTCAGAGAAATCGTCAGCATTATTATTGCACTCATCACAATCAGCAAGGCAATCATTGCAATGCTCATCGTAATCGCATCCGCACTCTTTATCAGCTACACCACGTCCATGTCGGCGACGGTGATGAACCTTCTTGCGATGGATCTTACCAGCAATAGCCTTTTTAGCATGATGGACAACAGCAGGAACTAATTTATGAAGTGCTAATTTCTTAAATCCATGATGAACACGTCTCATAGCATGGGATAAAGCCCCACCAAAAGCAGGATGATGGGATTCGAAGTTCTTATCCTGAGAACGAGCAGTCTTAACGATATCAACTGAAGCAACACCAATACGACTAATACAATCAGTTCCCGACAGAGTGTAAATACCCTGATCAACAACCTGAACGTATAACTGGAAAGTATCAGCACGGAGATTGAAACCTGAAACTGTTAACTGGAGTTGCTGATTGTATGGTGAACCAACAGTGTACTTTGACCAATCAATTGGAAGTTGGCTTCCATCAATACGGTAAACTGAACCATAAGCACCAACATTTTGTCCTGCAATAAGGACATTGCCAAACTCAGCGTACGACTTCTGAATTCCCTGTTTATCAGCAAATTCCTGATAAAGAACAACTTCAGAACAAGATGCGAAGTTACCACTAGTTACGTAGTCCATCGAGAGTGATTTAATACGGAAACCTGGAGCTTCTGATGCATATGCGATGTTTGAAGCATTCTGAGATTTACCAATCCAAACATAGATACATGCAGGAACATACTGAAGTGGTATAGAAGGACTTGTAAAAATCTGAGTTGTTCCAACAGTGCCAAGTGTAATTGGGTTGCTGGGGTAAAGAGCCTGATAATTGGTAAGAGGATAAGTGGTTTCTTTGGGAACATCAAAAGACTCATCAACTATGTACTGTGTGTAGAGAAGAACTGGTGAGTTATTACCAACTAACTGGATAGAACCAGCAACAATGCTTTGAGCAATTCCTGCGACAGGAGTTTGGATGCACTTCACGAGACGAGAACCAACATCAGCATTGGTAAGGAAATTACGGGTCACTGCGAGAGTGTTCAGGTTAGCCCAGCAACGTGCAGACTCAACTGTCATGGCAGTAGTGGGATTAAGAATTGGCTCAGTAACAGTGAAAACAATGGTATATGTCTGATTTGCTCCAGTAGCAATTGGGGCAAGAGCAGGAGTAATTGAAACATCAGTAACTTGGCTCCAGCGTGGAGTATTTCCATAAGTTGCAGTTGAGAAATCACCAAAAGGGTTCTTAACAGTACCGGAAGAACTTCCGTAAACAGGATTTCCGGCGGCCGCCGAAGCAGGATAAGTAGAGAAAATATCGAGAGCATTAGGACACATCGATAGATCATACTCAGACATGTCAGGAAGCTTATTAAAAGTAAGGATCTTATCACAAAAATTTTGGGGGTTGATTGTAAAGGCCTGTCCATTAAGCTGAACCTGAAGCATGGTACTGTTCATGAGAAGAGGCATAAAGTTGGGACAGCAGAGAGTCTCTAGAGTAGGCGTATAAGCCTGACCTGAGGTATTTGCAACATTAACTTGGAACTGAATAGTCATCTGTTCGAGAAGATAATTGCTAATAAGATTATTTTCACTAATATTAATGTTGTAACTTGTACCTGAACCAAGAGATTGACCAGTTGATTGCTGTACTTTGTAAGTGACCGAGGCGGCCGAATGAGGTAGTCTCATCACTGGTTTACCGAACTTTTTATCGGCATTTGCAAAAATAGAGGGGTAAGAATTTACAAATTCAACAGAATCGACAGACATTTATTATATATTATATACAAAGATTATAAATATTAATAATTTAGAATTATTGGAAGAATCCTTAATAAAAATAATTTAGAATTCTTGATAAATATTTATTTCTTAAGAATTTCATCTCGCTTCTTAAGAACAAATCTAATACCACTCCATCCTTGTGACCCATTAATACTAATTGGAACTATAACATTATCGCAAGTCATTATCTCAAAAAGTAATTCTATTTGCTGTAATGGATCATAACTTGGTAAATTAATTGGCATGTCAAGAATATCTGCTGTTGCTATTAATGTTGCATTGTTTATTCCACTTCCTACTGTCGGATTAATATCTACTATCTTAAGAACTCTTTTATTTGGAGGAAGAAGAGAACTATTTGTGTAACCACTGTTTGCTGGAATAATCTGAGTTCTTGCATTAGCAAGACTTCCTGATGGAATACTAATTATCAATGAATGAGCATCAATCATGAGAGATACGCATTCGTTTTCAGATAAAAAGTTCCATTGTGTAGTTGCAGTTGTATAATTTGCTAAACCACTTGTTGTTGGAATGAAGAGGTAATCCATACAATTACTAAAAGCACCTGAATAACCTGCTCTTTGTAGGCCGTTTGGCGGAAGAGTCAGATCTGTGTATTGAGACTGGAATCCAAAACGGAAAAAGTCAAAATAACGTTCACACTGAGAATTCATGAACAACTGAATATTTTGCTCACCAACATCAGAAATAATTGCGTCACTCATTGTTAAATTATATAACCCAGTATCTGCTTGATAAGTGAAAAATATATCATCTATAGATAAATTTCCTGTCCTTAAAATATTTGCAATTGCAGTATTTACTAGATCAAGAAATTGACTAATAGAATGAATATTCCAGTAACCACGAGAATAATTTGCAGATGAAACGCCAGTTCCATTGGCAAGAGGAGTCGTTAATGTAGAATTTTCAGAAACATATTGACAAAAACAACCCATCTGAGTCCATTTTGTATTCTGCTGGACTCCCATTGGAAACATTAATCCAACATTTTCTATATATGTATTTGAAGAAGTGTCAAAAATAGGTGTTGCGGATGAAAGAACCACTGCTAAATTCATTCTGTTTGTCTGAAAATTGCTAAATTCATAATTTTGATCATCAAATGAAGAATTACGTAAAGCATTAAAATATGGAAGCTCACTTGCCGTTAAGTAAAGGCTTTTAAAATAAAGATTCCACTCTGACATGTGATCAACAATTGGTGCAGAGGTAAGACTAATTAAACTACTAATAGGTGTACTATTTGCTTGATTTGTAGCACTTGCTTGAACATTTAAGACAGTCATTATACTTTTTTCATCACTTGCCATTTTGTAATATATACTATATAGATATTATTTAAATTAAAATCCTAAATAAAATATTTTTTTCTAAATATAGTATATACATAATGAGTGTTTCTTTAAAAAAAGAGAAAAAAAAACCTTGTTGTTGGGATTTTAAGAGAGAAGAACCTGAATTAGAACTAGTTGTGACTCCCGAAAGTAAATATTATGGTAGATGGGTTTGTAAGTATTGTAAAAAATTTTATTCAATGTGTCCAAATCCAAAGTTTGATGATTTATGGAACATGAGAATAAAATTTATCAAAGAAATTCCTCAAGAACTTCTTGATAAAATAACAGATAAAGAGAAAGAATTACTTGATTCCCTTGTTAGAATAAAAAATATTAGTCCTGCACAATTTCAATGGTTCAAAGCAATTAAAAAGAAATATGATTTAGGTGAAGAAGAAATACCGGACTGGAAACGGAAGACAAGAGATGCATCAGTAGACACAAGTGACTTAGATATTTATATTAGTAAATGTAAAATTATAAATCCTTATAAAGAATTTTTATAATGGAATTATTACAACTCCAAATCTTCTCTCAATATCATTTAATGACTCATTTATAGTTTTCTTATTCCATAAAAGCCATCTTGACCAAAATCCTTTGGTTTCTATGTCAGACCAATCCTCTCTTGAAGCATGTCTGTCAATGTAGAGTCTTTTTCTTTCATCGTTTTTATGTTGTGTATAATCTTCGTATCTTGAGTCGCCAAATAAAATGGTCTTTCCATTTGGCAAAAATGCTCTATATTTAGGAATTACGTTATGTAATTTCTGTAGTAAAATTACGTATTCGGGCATTATATTTTACAGAGAGATTATTTTTATTACCAAGCTTGTTCTCCATCGTCTTCTTCTACTTCTACTTCTAGATTACCTGCTTGAAATTTACCAGCTAGATCTGTAATAAACTTACCCACTTTGTGAAAGATTGGGGCTTTCTTTGCTAAATCTGTCACATCTTGGCTGATGAAGTCTGTAATATTTTGAGGAGGAACTGTCGGAAGACCTAAGCGTTTTCTTGTGGTAGAATAGTATAATGCATTTACTAATCCTTGTATATAGCGTTGACAATTTGAAAATATTGGATCGTACTGATCAAATCTATCACTATTATAGGTTGTTTTTATAGCATTTGCAATTAATTGATTTAATGTTGGTTGATGATCTTCTATACCAACTGCCATTTGTTGAACATTTTTTCCCTTTTCCTTAAAGCTTGAAACTTTATCCCACTGAATCTTTGGTCGTCGTTCTGTTTTTAAATAAATGTATTCTCCAGTATCTTTATTAAATAATTCTAGAATACCTGCTAAATGATAAATTTCATCATATTTACCTTTTAATTTATTGAATTCTCCAGCAGATAACCAATTAGAAACTTTCTGTACAAATGATTCAACTGGAGATCTCACAATATTAATCCCTTTTACTATATAATTTCCATATTTTAGAAGAATATCATCTGTTGCTTTAGAGCCAGTTGTGTTTTGCTTTCCAACTGGCTTTGTGTATCCGACCATGTCTTTGGCAAGTGCTGGATCAATATCTCCTGCAAATCTTCTTGCTTTAGTTTTTGCAGAGAGAAGACCACCTAATGATTTATTTAGAAAAGTAGATGGATCAACAATATTAAAATCCTTAGCAATAATTGACCAATATTTTGTTCTATTTTCAGGACTCCTTAATAATTTCTCTGCATCGACTAAATCATCATTAGTTACATTATTATCTACTGGAAGACCTCTTATTTCATTAAATAAAATTTGTAAATCAGGAATTAATTCACGATCCATTTCGAGATAATTTGTGTATTCATGAGGAATGGTTGTTCTAATAATATCAAGAAGACCATCTTCAAATACTAGTTCTGTTACTTTCTGTAAAGCTTTCTCAAAATCTTCTTTGTAAACTTCAGCATTTTCTATATAATTATGTAATGGCATATCTCTACGATCATTATCATAGATATAGAATGCTTTGAATATTTCTTTTCCAATGTTTCTTAAGTCATTATCTGCAGTTAATAAATATGTTTTGATATCTCTTATATCTTTCTCTAGTTTTCTTTCAAGTTCCTTTTCTACTTCATCT